AAAGCGGGGACCGAAGTCCCCGCCTTTAGTTGCATTAGCACCTAATCTTAGGTTAGGTTGCGAACACGGAAGATGCGGTAATAAATGTTTGTGTTATTACCAGAGTTAGCCTCACGGCCAGCAACAACACCGTCACCAGCAGCGGTAGCAAATGGGTTTGCAACCATGCCGTAACGAGTCTTGAAGCCAATCTTTGGCTGGAAGGTATCCTGACCGATTGCACGGACCATCTGTAGTGGAACGTATGGGCAGTAGAATAGACCAGCGTCGAATGGAGACTGACCACGGTAACCAACGGTAACTAGTTCGTCGCCGTTTGCTGAACCACCGAAGTAAGGATCGATATAAACCTTAATGCGGCCGTGTAGCATACCAACGAAGGTGTTGCCGGTATCGTCAACGGTTAGGTCGGCAGATAGAGCAGGTGTATAAGAAAGAACACCGGCCATTGCCATGGCGGATGCAACGTCTGATGAAACGATCAGAACGTTACCCTTACCACGACGGGTTGCCTTGGCGATAGCGTTGGCTTCACGTTCGATGTGGAAGATTAGGCCCTTGAACTTTTCAACTGACCAACGACCGTTTGAGTCGGTGTCTAGATCGAAAGTACCGGCAGTTGTAACACCATACTGTGCGCCGATTGTAGCGGAGCGATAGATGGTGCGGATAACTTCACGGTTGATTTCAGCTAGAATTTCAGTTGAAAGGATATTGGCAAGTTCTGTCTCTGCGTCAAGACCGTGGATTGCCTTTAGGTCCTGTGCAAGTTCAGTGGTGTATTCTGCCTTTAGCGCACGGCTACGAGCAGTAACAGTTACCTTGTCAATGTTAAATGCCATTTCAGCAAAAGCGTTAGAAGCGGCATCGCCTAGTGCTTCTGCCTGTGCTGTGGTCATACCACGGCCAACGCCGAAAGCAGTACCGTCGCCAGATAGATCGGCAACTGGGTTGGTGTTAGCAGAGTCACCGAATGAGGTGTTTGCCCATTCGACACCAGCTGCACCACCTGTGTTACCAGCAGCGTTCTTGGAAGAAAATGCGGTATTTGCTTCGAAGAATAGTGCTTCGTTAGTGGTGCCTGCACCCTGTGCCTGCTGTGCCTTATAACGTGAACGCATTGCGAAGATTAGGCCGGTTGGACCGGTCATTGGCTGAACGCCGCAAACGTCATAAGCGATTAGGTTTGGAAGGGCACGACGAACTAGAGAGATAAGAATTGGGTCGTATGAACCAATTGCTGTACCTGCACCTAGACCACCACCAGCGTTTGTTGGTGCTGCTTCGTTAAGTGTGCGGGATTCCTCAGCCATTGCCTTTTCCTGGTTTTCAAGGATAACGGCGGTGACTGCACGACGATATGAATCGCCAATCTTGTTGAGACCTGGGTGGTCGAGAACTGGGGACCACTTGTTCTCTAGGTTTTCTGTAAGATACATTTGTATTTCCTTCTTTCTTTTAACTATAGTTAATTATCTTGGAAGACTTCTACCAATAGCATTGACATACTTTGACATTGGACCGTTTAGGGATTCCTCAGTGAGGGCCTGTGGGTCGTCTGACATTTCTACTCTATCAAGAACGTTGTCGGTCTTGACTGCTGATGGGAAATAGTTTTCTCTTAGTGTTGAAATTTTTGTAATGAACTCGTCATCGTTGCTATATTCAACGCCCTCAACGAGAGACTTTAGTTTCTCGGCCTGGGTTGTTGTAAGACCTTCACAGACATAAGATGTCAATTCACTCTTGCGTGACTCAGAAATCATGCCGGTTAGGGCAACATTACGTTCGATTTCTTCGTTAAGCTTAGATTCAAGTTCCTCAACGGTCTGTGATAGTTCCTCAACTACGTTGACGGTATCTTCTGGAACGTCAATGTAGTGTTCTGCGAATAGGGCACGAAGGCCAGAAATGAAGTCCTCGGTTAGTTCGCTGCGTAGAGCGGACTCAACTGCTACCTCATTCTCCTCGATCCACTGTTCAACAACGTAGTTTAGATAGTTATCAACGTCTGCTGCTAGTTGTTCTTGGATCTCAGCAACTCTTTCCTCTAGTGTCTCGGCATATGCCTGCTCTAGTAGGGCAACTTCTTCTTCTAGCTTTGCCTTAACGGCTGCTTCGAAGATGGTTGTAGCCTTAGCATGGAACTCCTCAGAAAGGTTTTCACCTTCTAGTAGTGCGTTAACATGCTCGGACATATCAACCTGATAATCTTCAACTGCTGACTCTTCCTCTGAAACAAGTTCAAAGTTCTCGTCAATAGCAGCAAGGATTTCTTCTTCTGAAAGACCGGCTTCGATACCTTCTTCAATAAAGGCCTCTAGTTCCTCGGAGAGTTCGAACTCTTCCTCTTCCTTCATGCACTTGCCTTCGTCGCCATCTGGCTCCTCGTGCTTTTCTTCTTTTTCTTTTGCCTTCTTAGCGGCTTCCTTGATGATAGCAACACGCTCTGCAATAGCAGTTTCGTCTGCTTCTGCAACGATTGTATCGCCTTCAACTTCATCATCTTCGGATAGCTTCTTAGCAGGTTCAGCAGCAACATTGGCCTTAGCGGACTTAGAAGTGTCCTTACCAGTCTTACCTGCTGCCTTTGCACCAAGATTTTCCTTGGCGGTAGAGGTTGGTGTTGCTCCGCCTAGATCGTCAACGCCGCCGAAAGATGAAACATCTGGAGCACCTGCTGATGCTGGATGTCTGCCTTCGACTGCCTTTGAATTAGGGCGTAGTGTCTTAGCATTGCCTGTTGAAGCGGTAGATGGATCAACTGGATTTGGGTTAGAAATCTTACCAGGGGAAACCTCTGGATAAGCACCCTCTTCCAGGACCTTACCTTCTAAAACAGCCTTTGCTGCTTCTGTTAGTGATGCCATTTGGAATATACTCCTTTTCAGTATTACCGTTTATTTAGTATTTTTAAAGTTTTGAGATATAATTCTCGAAAATCTTTAAGGCCACTTCTTCGAGATCATGGCGAGAAGTTTCTTTAATGAGTTTTCTTGCATAGTCATTATTCTGTTCAGTCCACTGACCATTCAAGAATACCCACTCTTTACCTTCCATAATACCACGAACGAAAGCATCTGGTGCCGATGGGTCAGCCACAACATCTGCTGCTGTTGCTAACTTGTAGTCGTCTTGTACCTGCTGATAACCGTTGTATGGACGGAGAGACCCTACGCCTCTTGTCGATACACCGAGACTTGCACCACCATCTAATAAACTCTTAACGATCTTACCGTTTGGAGTATCTAAAATTTTTGCCTTACCAATAAAGTTATTACCGTCACGATGTAATGATGTAATAAGATGTGAAACTCTGTCTAGGTTGATTTGAGGATTCTCTGGGTGACCTAGTTCACCAAATGCTCTGTTCTTTGAAACATATTCACGATTATAGCGATCTGCTTCTCTTGAAAGCACACTAGCAGGATAAACACGACCATTACGGTTCTGCTTTTCAGCCTGCATAAAGATACCGGTGATAAAGTGGTTCTGACCACCCTTACCATCGGATTCTGTCAAATATTGAACGTCTAAAATTTCTTCGGTAATAAGTTTCATTGTTTCCTCTACCTATTAGGTATATTTAGTTAATTTTATTCCGTATCTTCACCAAGGGCATTCCAAACACCTTTAGCGAATGATTTAATCTTCTTACCTGTTTCGTAACCACTATACTCTTTTTTGAATCTTGACATAGCATCTGGATGATTATCTCTATGCAAAGCGTGTGCAACATCTTTGTCATGCTGATAGGCAGTCTCTCTATCTGGCGGAGCCTTTTTTGATCTGTCAATTTCACCAGACGAGAAAACTCTTGATCTTTCTCTGGCAACTTTTGCCTTGCGTCTTACATCTTCTGGAGGTAGTTCAACGGAAGGTGTCTTGCTGGTTTTCTTGGCAGCAGGTTCTTTCTCGGCATGAGTGTATGTCTTACCTGATTGTCCTGCTTCTTTTCTTCTTTCAGCGGCCTCTTTTCCTGCTTGAACTGCTTTTTTGGTTTCTTTCTCAATTTTCTGCTGAATTATAGTTGTTTCGTCAATCTTACCTGTCTTATGATAACGGGTAACGGCCTTGATAAACTCTAATGATTTGAGAGCAGGATGTGCCTTGAGGTATCCTCTTTCTTCTCTTTTCTTAATACCATGTCTAGTTAATCCACCTGATGCGGTCTTTTCGTGTTCGGGTGCTTGACTTTTTCCAGATGGAGTATCATGCATACCTAGTGATGGATGTTGCTTTCTATACTTGGTCCAATCTTTCTTGGTGTTTACACCGGCAAACTCACCTGGTTTACCTTTTACAGGTTTAACCACCTCTGTAATGTCCATAGAACGCTTGACCTCGTAGAGTTTCTTCTCTGCAATTTCAGACATGCGAGATTCAAAAATCTCATTCGCCTCTACATAGTTTTCGTTAAGAATGTTGTCTAGTAAATCTGACATTATGCTAGTCTCTGTGGATTGAATGAGGTTGGATCGGCGGTCTGGCCCTGATCATAATCACGACCATCTTTCTTGAGGTCAATGAATAGTGTCCAGGAATCGGTTGTGCCAGCGGTGCTTGTATAAACAATATCACCACTTGTATTGCCTGATAGAGGAATAGCAGCAGACAAACCTTCTGCATCAAAGTTATAATCAAACTGACCATCACCGAATGATACGATATAGTCGTTATTACCACCCCACTTTAGGATAACACTTTTACCTTGGGTCATCTGTCCCTGACCCCAAATTCTTTTGATTGTATGACGGTAAACGGATCTCTTATCTGCACCACCGGTAACAATCTGACCGTTTGTATTAAGAGCATATGCTAGGTTAGATACAACTAGTAGTGTATTAGAGTCACTACCACCTGTACCAACAATCTTGATTACTGCTCGACGGTTGCTATCTACTAATGTTTGTGTGGACAAAACTGTTGCCATTGTTAGTTCCTAATTGAGAAGTTTAATAGTTTCTTGAAGGACTCTAGGTCTTCGTTTAACATACCCTCAACAATCTTCTTGTTCTTGGTATTGACCGAATCATAAACTTCAAGTATTCTTTTAGCCATAGAGGTATTTAGTGTAACTGTCTTACCGTTGATGGTCATTTCATGTATAGAACCATTGGATTCAACCATGCTACGAATATCAGAAATCTTGTTTTCTTTTATAGGTGCTAAGGCACTTTGCTTCATTCTAGTTTTGTCAATAGGACTTTCATCCGACTTACTCTTCCAAGAACTCTTAATTTTTGCTAGGCCTTTTGTCTTTTGAAAAGGTTCGTTATGTAGTTTTGTTGTCTTTTCTTGTTCGTCGTCACCTTTTTCGTCATCATCTTTCTTGGATCCGCTTCCGCCGATAACATTTTTACCAAATGCTGTTACTGCGCCCCTGACACCACCGGTTACATATCCACGAACAACATCACCAATCATACCTTCGTCAACTTCTTGTGCCTTGGACTTATTGTATGCAGACTTAGCACCCTTATAAGCACCGTGAGCAGCACCGACAACTGTGCCTGCGGTTGCACCTGGTAGATGGCCAACGGCAGTACCTACAGCAAATCCTTTAACAGCGCCTGCGGCAGCACCTTTTAGGCCACCCTTTACTGCATCCCACTTAGCACCTTCTGCTAGATCAAGTTCTTCTAGTGTATCATAAACAGATGACTCACTTAGATTCAGGTTACCACCTGGACCAAATGGTATTGATAGATACTTGTTTAGTGTCTTAGAATAGTAAAGTGCTACTACCTGACCTTTAGGATAGGATCTAAATGATACCCTTCTAAAGACCAATAGTGAAGGCATTTCCCTAGAAGATGGAATAACATCTTTAGGTTTGAATGTATCCTCAAGCATAACCTCGGCATCTACTTGAGATACAAAATGATCTTCATATTCTTCACGGATTTGCTTGAGAGTTTTCATTATAGTTCCTTACTGTGCGAAATAGTTGGCAGCGATATCTTTCTTACGCTCTTCCAACTTTTCAATGGCCTTTTCCTGTAGAGCAACCATTAGGTTGTCCTTCATAGCAACAAGATTATCTTCCATGATATTCTCGATGGCTTCGTTAATTAGTTCGTTATCCATTTTAGTTTCCTCGTGAATTGTATGTGTTATGCCTGCGGCACCAGGAGCATACTTAGTATCTGGTTTATTTAGGTGCAAATGTGAACGAGTATCAAGATTACTAACATCTTGTTGTTCACGGAATGGAGTCTGTGTTTCATCCCAATCCTTATCTTGTGAACCTGCTTCTGATGTTAGTTTCTTGATAGCGGTTCTGATACCATGTTCTCTCTTGGCCCAGGTCTTGATATCTGGTTTTGAACCTTCAAGAGACTTCTTACGAGACTTAGAGGCTTTACCAATATATGATCCGTAAGTTTCATCCTTTAGTTCGTTGACAGGAACCTTAGCAGCACCTTGATACATATCTGGATGTAGTTTTCTTACACCAGTTTCGATACCTGTAATTCTGTTCT